GTACCGCACCAAGCCGTTCCCCGCCTCGCCTCTCCTGTCCAGGCCGTGACTGGACATGCCACGCCTAGACTCTCCGCGCCGGGCCTCACCACGCCTCGGTGTTTCGTGTCCCCTGTTCCATTGGGCCGAAGCCCCCATGCCACGTCACGCCTCGCCGAGCCCTACCTCATCTCTCACTAACACGCCTCGCCGAGCCGTACCCCACCTCACACCAACACGCATTACCTAGCCTGGCACCGCCACGCCTCTCCGCAACACACCTTTCCGGGCACCTCCGCACCGCACCGCGACATTTTCAGAAACCGACGCTATCTGTATCCGTGCAATCAACCACCAGGGACGTACCGATATTCCACTTCAAAAAATTCCATATAGTCGTCCGTTTCTCCAAAGTGTATGACATTCAATTCATATAAATACCCATCCATTCGCATCTCATATTGTGGCGCAAAACTGTTGTAGCATATAAAGACTCCATCAAATGGACCTCCAATGCACTCAATAAGCATCTCCTTCTTCTCTGGCAATAGATCGCTTATATCTGCCATGTACACCTCCGCTAATATTGCCACTCTTTTGTCTCTTAAGACCAATCGCCGACGTTTCCACCGACGATTTGTGAATAGCCATGCCTGACCACGACTCGTCGAGCCCAGCCATGCTGCGACGCGCCGAACCTTGCCGAGCCATGCCGTGACTCGCCGAACCATGCCTTGCCCAAGCCTGTCTCTTTCAAAATCCTGCGACCCCCGTATTCCAGAAGCCGCAGGCGACCTTGCCGGGCCGTGCCGGGCCACGCCGGGCCCTGCCCAGCCATGCCGTGCCTGGCACTGCCGAGCCGCGCCTCGCCGAGCCGCGCCATGCCGCTCCTCGTTCCCAGCCAAATTACGCAACCTGCTCAACGGTGAACCGTCCATGCTTCGGCCGCCAGTCGCATGCACCAACCTCGCGGCCTGCACGCTGGAACCACTCGACGACGCGAGATTCATTGGCCATCGTGTCTTCGTACTCGACCTCGACTACCGCCGACCAGTTGCGAAAGATCGGACGTGTACGCATCACGCGATTTTTGCCAACCTTCACGCCAACAACCAAGCGGAAGTTTTCGTCCTCCCACAATTCGTCGGCAGTACGTGGACCCTCGTATCCCAGGTCAGCCGCCTTTGTCACCATCAGGCCAGCTTTTGCGTTCTGCCCGTCTTTAACTTTCTTCGCACCGGCAATTGCTAACGCTTCGATGATCTCTGCTGTCAAGCACGGGCCGTTGCTGTTCATGTACAGCCCACCTTTGAACTCGATCTTGGCCATTCGCTCAAAATCGGCGTCGGTTTTCGTCCGTTTGGACGAGACTTCCTTCAGGGATTTCGAGAACTTGTTCAAAGGATTCGCGAGCTGTCCGTTGTGAAGGATGATCGTATCCCCCGACAACTTCAACTTCAGTGTCTTCCACGCCATAATCGAACTCCTTCATGCTGTTGCGTTGCGTGGGATTTTGGATTTCCGTGACATCAGGCGTCCCACGCTTGTCGTACCTGATGCCTCGGATCACGTTAGTGACTGCTTCGTGGCACTGAACGCACAGCGTCAATAAGTCTCTGTGCACGTCTTCATGCCAAAATGTCTTATAGTGCCGGTGGTGGCACTCAAGGCGGATTTCTTCAGACGAGCGATTGCAGGCGGCACAACGATGGTTGTCGATAGTGAGTCGCTGGTTGCGTAATTGCTGCCATGTCGGATGCAGCATCCGTGCTTCGTATTCCTGATTCATGCTTTCTCCAAAAAGCCCTTGCCACGCCACTCCCAACACGTCCCCGACAAACCTTTCCTCGCGGGACCGATCCTTGCATCGCCGTTTCCGGCCCCGCCTCACCCCTCATACCGCTTCGCCAACCCTGCCTTCATCATCTGTTCGTTTAGACTTTCCTCCACTCCTGGGATGAATACGTGGATGATCCAGCGACCGTACCGCTCGCCGCCCTTCTGAGTCTTCACGATGACGTTGCCACCGGCCGCACCGATCTGATCTCGCAGCCATTCAGTTGCTTCCTTCCCGCCCGGCTGTGGATTGCGCCATGTTTCAGGTGCATCAATGCCAGCCAATCGACAGCGTTCGCCGTGCAGCCACATGCCGCAGCCGAGGTCGATGTTCAAGATGATTGTGTCACCGTCTACGCAGCGTTCGACCGTGGCCTTGTACGTGTACAATTCTTTTTCGAGCATCCCGTCATCCTCCGTATCTCTATTGCGTCCCACCTACCGTCCGACCACCATCACGCCGACGTTGCCTTCGGCAATCCGCTGGAGCACCTGCTGCCCGAGGTCGGCCAGCGACAACTCGAACCGGATGACGCCGCCGGTCAGGCTCTTCGCCCGCCAGCCACAGCCGGCTAGAAACAGTTGCAACTCCAAGTCCTTTTCGTCCACTTGACACGTAGCCACCTCGCGGCGATCGCATATCTTGCGTTCGATCTGGTCCAGTAGCGTCTGACCGATGCCACGCCGACGAAAGCCGGGATGCACCACGATCCTGTGCACCACGATGCGGTCCGTCTCCAGCGTGTACAGCATCACGCCGACCACGTCGTTGAACTCGCCGACCTTGACGACGACAGACATGGTGTGCGGCATGCAGCAGTAGAGTTCGTACTCCTCGGCTCCCCAGCGGCGTGGCTCGCCGCCGAACGCCAGCAGTTCGAGGTCAAGCACGGCCTCCATGTCGCTGCGGCTCATCCACATTATCTTGAGTTGCATGTCGTTCGCCTCCGGTGCTGTCAGGTCAGGTGGTCACGCCGAGCTTGGCCATGTTTCTTTGCACGTCCTCCGCCAGAAACGTCTTGCGGTTGTGCAGGCTCGAGCGGCTGGTGAACTCGCGGGCGGTCTGCTGCTTGCCGATCAGCAGGCAGCCGACCTGGGCCCGCGAAATGGCCGTGTACAACCACGACCGGTCGCAGACGCGAGACGCCGAACCGCTGGCGTCGAGCACGACGATGACGATTGGCCACTGAGAGCCCTGGGATTTATGAACCGACACGGCGTACGCCAGATCCCACTGGCAGCCGGTGGCCGTCTTGTCGTCGTCGTTGCTGCCATTGCTATCGCCTTCGTCATCCGCCTTGCCGCGCGGGATGCGGACGACCCGGTACGGGTTCTGCAGTTCGGCGACCGTGTAGCGTGGTGCCACTTCGAGCACTTCGGCCTGCTCGCCGTTGGCGACGTAGACCTTGCCGTCCTTGTTGCACAGCTCGTCGTTCGGATCGCGGGACGGCGTCCAGGTGTTCTTCAGATTGATGATCTTGTCGCCAACGCGAAACGGATTTTGTCCGGACGCGTCCCGTAGTCCGTCGCGATTGAGCAGGTTCTGCAGCATGCTGTTGAGTGCCCGCCGGCTGACTTCGGATTTCGTGTTGACCGCACAGAGCACCTGGACATGCCAACGCGGATCGTACTTGCCACTGGCGACAATTTTACCGACAACGGCTTCGAGTTGTGCCAATTGTGTGGCAGGCGTCCCACCGTTGATGAGATATAAGTTATCTCCGGTTTCTGGCGACCACTGCGAACTTGTCTCAAATGTCGCCTTTTGTCGCATTGCTGCGCAAGCTGCGACTATTTGCCCGCTGTTTCGTCTAATTTCCGTTAGTTCACCGCACGGTACGCCAGCTTTGATCATGTCCCGCAGCGGCGAGCCGTGTCCGACCGGCGGCAGTTGGTTCGTGTCGCCGATAAAGAGGATGTGCGTGCCGGGCGCACAGGCGGACAGCAGCGAAGCCGCCACGAAACTGTCCAGCATGCTGGACTCGTCGACGACCAGATACTTGAACGGCAGCGGGTTGCCTTTGCCGAACGCGAACTGCCAGCCGTGCGAGTCGCCTTCGCCGCCAGGCTTCTCGACGCCCAGCAGCCGGTGGATGGTGGTAGCTTCGAGGTTGATGCCCATCTGGGCCATCGTCTCTGTGCACCGCACGGCGGCTTTGCCAGTCGGAGCCACCGCCGCCACCGAGTAGCCGCAGTCCCGCAGCAGAGCCCGCACGATGCGGCCGGCCGAGTACGTTTTGCCCGTGCCAGGTGTCCCGGTGAGGCAGGCGATGGGACTCGTCAACGCGGCGACCACCTTGCCACGCTGGTGCACGGACAACTGGTCGTCCTCCAGCATGTCGGGCCACGTCGCCGGCTCGCTCAGCAGGTCTGCCACGCATTCGGCCAGCACGCGTTCGTGCTCCGCCCGGTCCTTGCTGGCGATCCACCGGCGGCCTTCGGCGTCCTGCCGCGTGGCGATCAGGCCCATTTCCACGGCCTGACGGCAGGCGTCGGCGGTGCGGATCTCGGTGCTGCTGATGTTGCCCCGCAGCGTCGAGAGCACCTCCGACTCCGACCGCCAAGTGTCGCCGGTCGAGGCGTTGGCGGCGTGCCAGATGCACCACGCCTGCCGCTCCAAGGCGTTCGGGTCGCAGCCAAGGTCGAGGTAGAGTCGGTCCGCCGTCAGGAACCCGACGCCGGAGAACCGGATGAGTTTGTACGGATTCTCACGGATGATGCCCGGTGCGGCGTTACCCCAGGTGTCGATACACTTTTTGACCAGCACGCGGGGGAAGCCGCGGCCGGCGAAAAGTCCCGTCAGTTCGATGGTGACGGACTCGAGTGAGTCCCGTTCTTCCAGCCACTTGGCGGCCACCTTCGCCCGTGCCTCGGACAGGGTTCGCACCTTCGCGGCGGCCAGGGCCGGATTGGTGCGGACGACTTCCACCGCCTGCTCACCGAACTCGGCGAACAATGCAGCGGCACCCGCTTCGCCGATGCCGGGTGCCTGCTTGAGGTACGCCACGATCCCGCGTCGGCCCAGCGGTGCAGACAGGACGAACGACTGAAAGGCGAACTGCCAGCCGTACCGCTCGTGCTCCACCCAGCGTCCGTAGAGTCGGTAGGTCAGTCCCTGCCGAAAGTCACCTTCCGCCGCCGGGCCTTTGATCTTCCACGTCGTGCGGTCTTTGGCGACGGTGGCTAGTCCGATGATGACGCGGCTGTCACCCGTGCCGAATGCGTTCAGCTCCCGCATGAAGTTGACGACCACTTCCCGTCGTTCCCGCAGGTCGGCAGCCGGTACATCCGGACGGATGGATTCGAAGTCGCTTAAACGCTTCACGTCAGCCCTCACGTTTCTAGGAAAAAACCGCTGCCGCCGTGGTTTGGGAATCGGTGGGCAGCGAGCACCGACTAAGGACGACTGATCGCCTGATCCCGAGCAACCAAGCCGCTACCTCGGTCTGTCAGCAACCGGCACACTCACGGCGTATGCCATCCATGCGACGACGTGCCTTCCACACCCCAGCAAGACACGCAGAATCGCTTACGGTCTGGACCAACCGCCCTCAGCTATGTTGGAAAACCGGTGCGGACGCGGAGAGGTAGCACGCATCCGCACCGGAGTGAGGACAACGGGACGGGCTGCGGCCCCGTTGTCAGAAATTCACGCCCTGCAGCGGATCGCCCTCGGCCGTCTGGCCGACCATCCCGTTGTTCTTCGGGATGTCTTTCGCTTCCGGAGCATCCAGGGCCCAGATGCCGGCGAAGCTCCAATTGACGAACTGGCCGTCCTTGCTCTTGACCAGCTCCACGCAAATCTGGCGTCCCTCGGCCTGCGTGAGATCAAGAGCGAGCCGCTTGCCGGTTCGCTTGGCGTCGATCATCTGTTCGGTCGTCGTCAACTTGGTGGCCAGCACGAACAGGGCCAGTCGCTTTTCGGACTTTGCCGACCGTGACAGATACTCGCGGTTCGTCTTGCCTTCCATCCCTTTCACGGTGCCGCTGAGGATCTCGTAGTCGACCGCGATCGACTTCGACGGATCACTCTCGTCGACACCTTGGATCAGGATGTGGTACTTGCCGGGCTGTGGCCGATCGTTCGGGTTTTCCGGATCAAAGCCTTCGAAACCGAATTCCATACGTCACCTCACTCGTTTTTAAGGATGGATTGAATGGCCGCTTCAACGGCCTGCATTTCGCCGAGCGTGTGGGCCCAGTAGGCTGGGTACTGCAACGCTCGCAAGCCCTCGGTCAACACTAACTCTTCTCCATGCCGGTCCACCAATGGTCGCATGACGTTTGACCATTGATGGCCCGGCCAAGTCACTTTCCCGCTTTCTCTGCTGCCTCCGTCAGCGTGCGGATGATCTCTGCCGCCCTATCGCGTGTCAGGTCCAGCGGATTGGTCGATCCGCCGGTGTGCTTCGCAATGCCCTGCTCGAACCGCTCGAGCGACAACCCCAGGCGTTGCTTGAGTTCCACGAGCTGTGCCGCCTGCTCCGGCGTGCACTTGCCGTCCGGCGTGATGCCGTGGCTTTCGGCTTCCGGTTCGTCCAGATCGAACGGCGGCTCTTCCGGCTTCTCGACAGCCGCCTTGACGGTTTCAGCCGCCTTCTGCTGGGACGACACGTCGATCGGCTGCGGTGCCGCGGCGGCCTTCGTTTCGGACATCTGCCGCAGTTCGGCCTGCCGCGTCAGCCTCTCGAGTGCCGATGCTTCGGCGTCTGCTTTGGCCTGGGCGATCTGCCGCTCGATCTCGAGCTTGTCGATTTCGCTGACCGCCTCTTCGACGACCCGTTCGTTGGTCTTCAGTTTACCGTAGTCGGCCGGCTTCTGGACGTATTCGCGGATCTTGCTCGGCGAACAGTCGTCGAACGCCGGCGGGAGATACGGCAGAATGACCGGCTCCATCGTTTGCTGGTCGAACGACGTGTACGACAACCGATCCTTGAGCTTTTTGTGGCATCGCGGCTTGGCGGACACCTTGCCTGTCTTCGGGTCCGGCGACCGGTCGAGCCAGAGGTAGAGGCTCGCCAGTTCGAGCAGCGTCGTCTTGCCGCCCGGCTTATCCTTCGACGTGGGCTTGCCGTTGACCCAGTCCTTTTTCAGGTGTGCCGTGAATATGAACGTCTCACAGCGGCTGGCGAGGTCGGCCAGCAGCCGCTTCCAGTGCTCGCGGACCTTCGACCAGAAGATGCCGCCGGTGATCACGAACGACTTCTCGCTCGAGAACCCGTGCTTGGCGTATTCGCTGGCCACGAAGTCAACCAGTCCGCTTTCGATGTCGGTGATCGGGTCCGCCACAATCACGGCGTAACTGCCCGGCTGAATCGCCAGTACGTCCTGCTGCCACCAGCGAAAGACGTCGATCGGGCGGTACTCCTTCTGGCCGAACAGTCCACGCATAGTGGCCGGCACGTCGACGTAGTCGAAGTCCAGCCCGCGATAGCCGCTGGCCGACAGTTCGAAGTCGTACACCCGCGTCCGCTTCTGGCCCGGTGCGATCGACAGAGCGAACAGCGTCTTGCCGGACTGGTATTTGCCGGTGACGCCAATGACCGGGATTCTCACGGCTTCTCCGTAAGAATTCGTCCCCCAAACTCCTGACACATTCTCGACCATTGTGCAGCCCTCCCACGCGAAAACCCGATTCTCTTTCACTGCCGCTATCGGCTTGGTTTGACAATTGGAGATTGTACCGACATCGGCACTATCGGCAATGGAAAGCGGCGGAAATTTTCCAGATTTTCTGGTCCGGAAAACGTCCGCCGCCCATACTCCACCTCCGTGCGACCGGTTGTCAGAATCCCAGCCGTTTGGCGACTGCCATCGTCATGTCGATGTCGCCCGTCAGATAGGCGACCGCTGTATCGCGTTCCTCGTCCCACAGGCGGGCGAAATCAGCCCCTTCGCCGCCAACCTTGCCACCGACACCGAGGAACTTCGCCACGCGTTCCAGGCCCGCGTAGGCCCCGTATTCGCCCGAGCACCACTCAACCATCAGATCGACGACCGACTCGTGCCAGTTGCGGCCCCGCTTGAGCAGCTCCGTTGGCACCGGCAGACCGTGCAGGTAGGATCGCTTGCGGCAGAATGGCAGGTCGAACTTGTGGCAATTCCAGCCCACAAGCTGGCCGTTGTTTCGCACGACGCTGTAGAAGATGGACCACAGTTCCGTCAGCAGGTCGGCCTCGTCGGCCGCATGGATGATCCGGCGGCCGTCGGCGTCACCGTATCCGATCACGAGCACGCTGCCACGCAGCGGATCGAGGGCCGCCTTCTCAATGTACTCCCGTTCGTACTCCGCCTTCTTTTTCTGCCAGTTGACGGCGTGCATTTCGCGGGCGGTGGCAAGTTTCTCGGCGATCTTTCTGGCGTCTTTCAAGTTCCCGATTTTCACGGCCGCTTCGTCGAACGGCTCGAGCGGCGGAAACGGCTGCATGTCGGCCAGCAGTAAACTTTCGTCGAGAGGTGCCGTTTCGATGTCGAACGCCACCAGACCGTTTGGGTTCAAAGCCTCCACGACCGAATCGGCCATCACGTCGGCGTAGCTGGCAATCCGGTCGACGTCCAGGTTCCGCAAGTCCAGTTCCATGGCAACCCCCGCATGGTAATAAATGGTAATAACGTCCGCCCTGGCGGTGCTCGCCACACGCGAGCGAGAGCAAACAAAGGCGGAAATGGTGTTCTTTAATTCCCGCCAGGACGGACTGTTTTCGCACGGCGATCCTCGTGGAGCAGCCGGTAGATTTCCTTGCGATGGACCGAGACGGTTTTTGGTGCTTCAATCCCGAGCCGGACACGATCTGGCCGGATCTGGCACACCACGATTTCAATCGTTCCGTCGCCGATCACAATGCGTTCGTCTGTCTTGCGGGTGAGCACTAACACGATGCACCTCCTGTTGGTCCACTGGTCCAAACCACGGTCCTCCACGGCCGCGGGCACCGTGGAGAACTGGTGCCATCCTTGTTATTCACCGCAAGTTGACGCGGGCATCCGTTTTAGATTCCTGTTTCTGTGCCGCCACACGAGCGGCAGGGAGCAATTATAGTCCTGACTACGGGACAAAAGCAAGACAAAAAAAGGTCGCAGACAAAAGCCAGCGACCTTCGTGCTGTTGAGAGGCGTAGGAATTCTACGTGGACCGGCGCTGTCGTCGCGTCGGCCGGCTGAAATTCGGGTTGCCGACGATCCGTGGCTGGCGGGAGAATTTCTCCAGCCCCGACTCCTCGATCAGCCACTGGCGACCGACCGGGATGGCTGGAATCCGTCCCTGCCGGCAATACCGCGTGACCAAACTGGCGTCAATCCGTAACACGTCGGCCGCCTCTCCTACGGTGTAAAAAGTGCCCGTAATCATGCGTGCCATGCCCTTATTGTACCAATACTGAGACAATAGTAAAGTAAAATGCCGTCGCCGAGCAGTCCTAAGGTTGTGAGGGTTTGTGTCTCAGATACCTCCGGGGCCTCGCGGCTGCCCGCTACTCGACGACGGCGGCAGTACGCCGTGCAGGGCTCGAACCTGCGACCTTGGGTTCCGTAGACCCACGCTCTAATCCAACTGAGCTAACGGCGCACTCGTCAGGCGTATAATCGTCCTGTCGCCGATACTGTTACCTATACCATGCCCCAGCCAATTGAGATGAAGCACGCAAGTGCCCTATCTCACTCTCCAATGGAGAAAAAACCGCCGTCGATCCAATAGGCATATCGCCAGTCGCTTTTATACTTTCGCGTGGAACAAGTGGCATGGAGGCGTCTACCCCGAGGTGACGCCATGAAACTCCGAGAATTCATTGAGTTCTATCTTGCCTCGCGGGACGTATCGGACGGCTATGCCAATCAGCTCCGCTGGCTTGCCAACTCCATCCAGCGGACAATCGGCGAACAGCCCGGTGTGGAGCAATTCACGCCGGAGCTACTCAACCAGCACCTGAAAGCCACTCGCGACCGGCTGCGGCCCGAGACGCGGAAAAGCCACCGCCGGATGCTGCTCACGCTCTGGCAGGCGGCGGCCGATGCCGGGTTGGCCCCAGAGCCAGTCCGCCGCAAGGTGATGCCGATCCGCGTCCCCGATAAACTCCAGCATGCCTGGACGGCTGAACAGGTGCGGCTGCTGCTGGTCGGTGCCGATCGCCTGCGGGGATACTATCCGATCGGCGTCCGCAAGACGCTCTACTGGCGGTCGTATGTGCTGACTGCCTGGGACTCCGGCCTGCGTGGCTGCGACATGCGGCGGATCAGCCGGGACGCGATCGGTGACGACGGCCGCTGTGTGCTCGTCCAGCACAAAACCGGAAGGCTGCACCGGTTTCGATTGCGACAAGAGACGGTCGCCGAGGTACGGGCGATGTTCCCGCCGGACAGGGAATTGGTCTGGCCGCTCTGGGGACGGCTGGAATTGTGGCGGCGACAGGCGAGGTTACTGGTCCAACTGGCTGGCCTGCGTGGCTCGATCGGCCAACTCCGGCACAGCAGCGGTACGGCGGTCGAGGTGAAGTATCCGGGCCGCGGGCACGAGCATTTGGGCAACACGCGGGCAGTGTTCGAACGGCACTACCTCGACCACGAGAAGATCGGTTTCGAGGCGGTGCTGCCGGAAAGTTTGCTTTGACTGGGTGGTGCTGGTATCTTTGCTGGAACGAGGTGCACCATGCGAAAGGTTGCAGAAGTCACGTTGGCACTGTTCATCATCGCCGCCATCGCCTCCACTGCGTATCGCCTTGGATATGAAAAAGGCACGGCCGAAGAGGCAGCGCATCAGCAATTCATTCACGCAGGGGAGGAGACGATGAAACACACCAAAAACGTACGAGAGATATTGCAGAGATTAGACCAGCCAGAGAACTAGCCCGCCACGTACTCCAGCCACTGCGGTGCTAGAATCCGCCAATCGGCTTTCTCCTCGATCTCACGCCGCACGCCGCGGCTTAACGGACCGAGTGCCCAGTGCCAGTCGGTCATCAGCTCCAGCAGCACGCTTTCCGCCTCGTCCACGACCGCCGGAGCCTGCTGTGCATGCTCCCAGCCGCGGAGGATGACAAACGACTTGAACCGCTTCGAGTCGCCCGCCGGCGTGGCAATAACCGGGACGCCGGTAGCCGCCGCCTCGAGCTGCGGCATCTGGCAACCTTCGTTAGCAGACGTGCACAGCAGCACGTCCAGGCTCCGATACCATGCCGCCATCTCCATTTGGCTCAAGGCGGTCGCCGCGCTCCTGGTATTTAGTCGCCAATCGACCTGCGGCAACCGCTGCATCAGCGGCAACAAAACCTCTTGGTAGCCTTTAGGGGACGCTCCGCCGACCTGTCCACACCAGCCAACCCGGAGGTGCTTGCCGGTGGCTCGCGTGCGGGGCTGGAACGCCTCCAGATCGACGCCGGCCGGAATGTAGGTCGAGGGAGCCAGCCGCCCGCAGAACGCCTCCAGTCGCCGCGTAACGCAGATCACGCCATCGACGCCTGGTAGGTGCTGCTCCACTTCCCAGCGGTTGCGTTTGCGGGTTGTTCCCAAAGCACCTAGCGGCAACGTCATGGCGTCCGCCGCCGCCAGGACGACCCGCCGGATCGGCACTTGAATCGCATCACACCAGGACATGAACAGCACGGCGTCGAAGTGGCAGGCACTCTCGAGCGTGAACTCCCGATGGCAGAAGAGCTGCACGGTGTACTCCGGCGGGGCATACTTCGCCAGCCCGCGAGCCATGTGGTGCCACGCCCAGCCTGGCGTGTCGTACACAATGGCAATCCGCTTTACCGACGTCGCACCCACATCGCCTCCACGGTGCCGTAGCGGTCCGGCCGTCCGGACTTCGTCGGCAGAAACTCGTAGTGTACCTCGAGCCATGTAGGTGCCGGAAACAGGCTCTTGAGGTGTTCATGGCTGCGAATTGGATGGCAGTGCCCGTCGCTACCGCCAGTTGGCTCAATCGGCACGCCGACGAAGCACCATTCGTCGCAGGCTTGCGTGATCTGCCGGACTGCCTCTTGCTGGTCGTAGCAGTGCTCGAGGATGTGCGAGGCGTGAATGTTCCAACGGCCCGGCACGACGCTGGCGAGGTGCTCGCAGTCGCCTTGATAGACTTCGAACCCGAGTGCCCGCCCGTCTTGGCAGAACGATTCGACTACCTCCAGCCCAACGACCGGTGCGAACCCGAGATCCTGGTACTCCTGCAGTTCAAACCCATGCTGCGGTCCGATCACCAGCACGCCGGACTTGCTCAGTCCCAGCCTGCGGACGATTTCCGTGGCGTTCTGCACGCGGCCGGCGGCACTGGCCTGCACCTCGTCACCACGCCCCACGCACCACTTGTACTGCAGTTCCTGGTAGCCGAGCGGCTGTTGCATCAGATTCCCTTCAAAAAGCCAGCGATGAAACCTTCGATGATCCCCAGCAGCCGTTCACAGTATCCCGCCACGCCGTGCTGCTCCATGGCTACTTTCTGGCCTTCGAGTGCCGGCCAGTGTAGGTCGTGGTCGATAGCCGAGCGGATGACACGCACGATTTCATCGTCGCTGGCGTCGTACTCAACGCGAACCATGTGCGGGCCCAGCGACCGTTCGAAGTCCGGCGGCACGTCCCCGATCACGCGGGCCCCGGCTTGGGCCGCTTCAACATACTTGGCAAGTCCGTAGTTGTAGATGGACGAGCAGCAGAAAACGTGCCTGGCGTTGCCCAATTCGCGAGCGTACGCCATTTGCTGGCGATCGCATTCCTGCAGGCTGCCCAACCGGTAGCCTGGATGCGGCAGCACCTTGCCCGGCAGCCGACCTGCTGCGATCAAGTCCGCAACCCGCGTCCGCAGCGGGTATACATCCGGGTTGAGTGTGCCCGTGACCAGCAGCGGCGTGGTCCGCTGAAACCACCACCTGCCGGCCGACACGAAGATTTCCGGGTCGGCACAATGCGGAATGTGGACGGCTGGCAGACCGCAGAAACGCTCGGCGTCCGCCTGATGGTGGTAGATCACCAAGTCGGTTGCGGAATTGGTGCACTCGTTCACGGCCCGATCATCTGGCCAATACGCCTCGTTGTAGATGGCCACTGCTGGGATATTCCTGGCGTACGGATCGCGGATCGCCGGAACCTTGTCCCGCACGCTCCCCAGCGGCTTGTACCACAGAATCGCGTCAGCCAGCGGGTAGGTTGAGTTGATATTGTCTTGGATGCTGGCGGCATCGTCCCAGTCGTCCCAACCCTGCCCGCTCAAGTGGCAATGGTACCGGTCCGGTCGGATTAGGTGTCGGATCACGTCCCGCCGCCCGCTGGACATTTTCCGCTCCCAGTACACTTGCGGATACAGGATGAGCAGTTTCATTCCTCAGGCTCCCGATTGACGGTGCACAGCCCCAATGCCTCTGCGAGGTACGGAGCTGCGTCTCGTGCTGCAGCCGCCGCAGCTCGCATGCGGTCTGCGTACAGTTTGCTGTCGCTCTGCAATTCAGCCGCCACGTGAGCCGCGAGGTGGGCGTAAATCCGGCTGGCTGTCTCGGCAATGAATTGCTGAATGGACGCCTGGGCTGCATGAGCCCGTGCCATTTCCTGAGCCGCCAGCCGCAACCGGCCGTTTTCTCCTGGGAGTTCAATCATTCGTCGTCGCCTCCTGCACGATAGCCGCCGCCTCCGCAGTCGGCACAAGTTTCTGCACGTTCACCGTCTCCAGATCCATCGCAAGTTCGGCAGCGTTTGGGTCGCCGCTTAACAGGTCGTCCGAGCAGCAGCAGGAGCCAAGCCACATCTCGCACGCCTCCACTGGGCCAGAAACCGAAGCTGACTTCGCTGTGAATTCGCTCGAATCGTTGACCGTCTGTTTCTGCCACTTGAGAATCCTCGCGTCATCCAGAACTAACCGCAGGCCGGACACCTCCTCGGCCGCATCCAGCGTCAATCGTTTGCCGACGTCGGTATTGGCGGACCCGTTGGCGAAGATCAGCAGTGAACCGCCTGGCCGCAGCAAGTTGTGCATGAACTCAAAAAACAGCCGCAGCTTGGCTCGCGTGATGGGAGTGTCCCGCCACGCCAGCCGTTTGCAGTCGTGGTGCAAGTGGTGCGGTTCGCCTTCCATGCAGTCGGCGAACATCTGCTCGAACGAGCCGCGCGAATTGATCAGCACGAACTGTTCGGCCCGATCGGTGATCTGCTCACCGCCTTCGCCAAACAGCAACGCATCCAAGCCGCAGAGAGTCACACACAATTTCTGTCGTGAGTGCATCAGGCTGCAGGCCCGCACATAGGCGTTGCCCATCCCGCCTTTGCCGTCCGGAGCATCCAGCCCGATGGCGTTGTGGTTGTAATAGCGAGCGATTTCCAGCAGTTCTCCGGCACCTGGGCCAAGGTCCAGCACGCAGCCGGATGACGCTTTGTACAACTCTGGGGCGTACGCATCTACGTACTCCCAGTGCTCCTGCAGCCGACGGCTGCGATTCAACTTTTTGCGGAGCCATTCGTCCGACATCAGCGTGTCCCACGCCGATTGCCATGCAGCGTTCGCTTCCAAGAGAGGCAGGTCAATCATCCTTGCTCCTTCGCGTTGTGGGTGCCAAACAGGTCGCGGATGGCGAACGTGATGGCAGACTCCAGATCCTCGATTGTGCTGTCATTGCGGACGACGGCGTCCCAGTCGCTCGGTTGGAGCGAGTGCTCGCTGGCGTGGTTTCCCTCTGCATCGCAACGGAAGTTCGCCGATCGTTGGCTGACGATGCGGATCACCTTGCCGGCGTAGTTCTTCCGAATGAGCGCCGACTCGTTGGGAAATCGCACGTCGGTGAAAACGACGTTGTTCCACGGCGGAACGTCGGCCAGACGCCGATTGGCAATGTTCAGCCAGCAGCCCTGTCCGTGGATGTCCCGCCCGCCTTCGGTGCCGTAGCGTTGCAGCAGACCGCGCACCTCAGTCTTTTCTTTGAGTGCGTCCCAGCCCCAGCGGTCGACCGCCTGTTGGAGCGAATAGTGGATGCGAGCCCCAGTCAGCCTCTGCAGAGGATGAAGCAATGCGGCGACATTCACCGTTGGGTTAACGCCCAGTAGTCCCCAGCGAACAGGGTCGGCGAATGCCATCTTCTTCCAGCCGCGGCGAATGAGCGAATCAGCCGCCGTGTCTTTGCCGCACCTGGCCGCACCGCAGAGCCCAATCACTCGCATGCGGTTGTCCCTTTTGTCTCATTTATGTCCCTTTTGCACGTCACGATTGGAAACCGCTCGTATGGCGCATCCGCCGACGTTGGGCGCTCGATCGGGAGCGGCGGCATGGAGTTCGAACCGCACGTCACCTTTGGCGGCTCGCTGCAGATAAAACACTGCACGATCGTCGGAGCGTACACCCGTCCGCACTTGGGACAGATCCAGCCCATGTTCATGGCTCTCTCCTTAGCAGTGGATCTCCAGAAACTGCTCCAGCAACTCAAGTGCTCGTGGCTCCTCCGGATACCGGCGGTTCCATGAACGCGGAAACAGAAACGCTAGGCCGCCGTCCTCGACAAAGTCGTCGCAGTTGACGGAGTAATCGTCGACCAGCAACGAGTCATCGTTGGCTAGAAACTGCTTCGGTCCGGTTGCCTCCGGATGAAAACTGCGGCACGAAAACAAAATCGGCACGTCCGGAAAGCACCGTTGAACCCAAACGCGCTTGCCGTCCACGCAGCCGTTATTCAGGCTGCACGCAGTCAGAAAGCAAAGGTTGCCAATCCCACACTTGCCGATCAGCATCTCCATCACGCCATCTGCCTCGGCCGTCTTCGGCAGGTTCGCCCAGAAGTCGTAATCCATCGGCTCCCAGAACTGCTGTGGCGTCAGCCCCCAGAGCTTTTCGAGCCCCCAGCCCACGTCTCCGAGATTCTCGCGGCGGTGGTATGGCCAGTCACGCTGATGCAGCCGCATGCAGCCGGCGACAAAGTCGGCCACCACACCGTCCATGTCGATCAACACTTTCATTCGTAAACCCCCGTCCCGTGATAGTATTGGCAAATGTCCGCCACACTTCTTAATACTGGGATGCTCAAGCTGAATGCCAGGTCTTTGTCGTTACGAGCTTCGCCGTCCAGTTCTCCCAGCAACATCATGACGCCACATCCAGGCAGCCACGCCCGATCGAGATTTGCCAACGAGGTCGTATTCATCGGACGGATGGCGTACAAGTCAATCCGGAGCCGTCGCGGCACGAACGTCGGAAAGCCGCAGACAAGCAGTCGTTCTTCAGCGTCTGCAACTTGAGTCGGCAACGCATCACCGGTGATGAAAACGCGAAATGGCATCCGTGCGTGCATTAGATCCGCTCCGGGCTGACGTCCAGGTAGCAAAACGGATTCACGTCGTCGGGGCCGCGTTTGATCAACGCTCGAAACAAAGCGTAGAAATACTCGGCCCGGTTGCCGGGCGGTCCGTAAGTCCATTTTTCGTGGACAGTGCGGTGGGCTTCGGCACTAATTTCTTTGCGGCGTTCGCGGGCATACTTGAGAGCCTCGATGACGCTATCGACATCGCGTCCGGTAATCACGCAATTCGCTAAGGCTCCCACGCGACCAAACTCGAGCACGTTGCCAACGGCTGTCGTGACCGGCACGCAGCCGCACGCCATCGCCTCGAGCAGGTAGTTGGGCGTCCCCTCCGACTCGCTCACGCACAAGATATAGCTGCCGCTGTTGTAAAACTCCCGCATTTCGTAAGGCGTCAGGACGTTCTCATCGTGGAACTTGTCGACTTCGAGGAAATCGTAGCTGAACCCGTGATAGGCCAATTGCTCCTTGAGTTGCCGCAGCAGTCCGCAGCCCTTGCCTTTATTGGGTCCGATGCTGCCGGTCCATAGTACCCGATGTGGCCGCAGCCCAATCGGCACATCGGACTGCCACAGGTCGTCGATGCCGTTGGCGATGCAGCACGTCCGCGACAACGGTCCCTCGTCGGCCAGCCAGCGATCGCGGTTGTTGACAACCAGCCAATCTGCCGCCCGCCACGCCGGCAGGTAGCGTTCCGTGCGGGACTGCGAATCCCGGTTGAACGACACGACGTAGATCGTGTTTGGCGAAACCTCCCGCAGCCGTTCGCCGATCGACTCTGCCATCGAGTAGTCGAGGTTGAAGACGAGATCGTACTGGGCCCGCCGCACGTCGCCCCAGTTGAGGCTCGTGACAGAACATCGTCCGATTCGCAAATCCGGCGGAGCGTGTCGACAGAGTGCGTAGCTGCGATTGGCGTAGGCCCAGCGTTTCACGCCGTACTTGGTGAGCTGCTCCACGTCGTGCAGGATCAGGATTCTGTGCACTTGGCAGCCTCCTCCTCTAGAATCTCGATGGCCCGCTGCTGGGCCAATCGGTTCATCTCCCAATGGTCAGCCATCCGGTAGAGAGCCTCGTCACCGGTGGCCCCCGGCAGATCCCGCACGTTGCGTTGCAGCAGCGTGTGCTCGCGGTTCTGGAGAATCGTGAACAGCCTGTCCGCCTTGCGGTCGAACAGGTTGTCGATGTGGTGCTTGCGCAGGTACAGATCCAGCCGGCGGATGGTGGACTTCGGGAAGGCGGCTCCCCAGCCCACTAGAGCTTCGTACGCCACACCGCCCTGGTAGACATGGGTCCAGCGGCCAGCCCGCACGTAGTGCTCGTAATGGCCCGGCTTGATATTGGCGGCGATTCGCTGTGTGCATTCGGCCGCCTCGACCAACTCGTCCCAGTTGCTGACGAGGCAGTCGTCGTCGCAGGTGGCCACCAGCGGCGTATTGGCTAGTTCGGCGGCTGCGTACCGTCCGCCGGTATAGAGGTTCGCATCGGAGCCAAACACGATCACATTGGCATGTCCGAACCAGCCCCGCAGCATGTCGCGGATCGTGTGGGTTGTGCCGCGCGAGCGGTTGGACCACACAATGACCTCGTGCATGCCGGCTTCCAGCATGCCGGCAATGATCGGGTGCAGGTTATCGAGCCGCCGCCATGCCAGCAGCACCCCGGTCACATCCGCCGCCATCCGTGCTGATTCCCACGCTCCTCCGCCTTACACAGGATTATAGTTGATTGGCGTGTCCCAGTCACTCGCCGCGTAGCGGAACTCTTTCAACCACGGGATGCCCGGTGAAATGGTCGAATGCCGTCCGATGTGCTGGCAGAACGAGCGTTCGTAGTACCAGTAGCCCATGTTCTGCTCGAGGCAAACCTTGCCGATCAGAAACTCGGCTTTGTTCGGCTGTCCGTTGTAATTGCCAACTGCCAGCACGGCGTCGACTAACGTCGGGTCGAACACGTACGCCAGAGCCCCGTACGCCTTGCGTGGCAGATCCTCGTCCGGCAGTCGCCACCAGCCGCGGTTGCCCCGTGCCTGATGCGTCAGTGGCAACCACAGGCTGACGAGCCCTGACGGCAGCAACCCGAGCGAGTATTGGTGCTCCAGCCACTCCCGCACGCCATGGGCGAAGACCGCATCGTCCTGGGCGACCAGCAGCCGGTCCCACTCGCCACGCCGGCGGGCTTGGTCGAGGGCCCGCAGCAGGTTGTTGCGAGCCCCTGACATCGTCTCGTCGTGGAGTAGCGTGTGTCCAGGCCAGCCGGCGGCGTCGAGGGATGCCGACGCAGCCGCGAGCGTTGGTTGCTTGCGGGGACAAGTTGTGACGTAGGCAAGCCACTTCATTTTCATTCGTACACCTCTATTCGCAGGTAATGTTTCTCCGCCCACTGTTGGGCCTGCTCGATCGCCCACTCCCGGCGTTTGGAGCCATAGCAGTACATGCGATGACCGATCTTATGGCCGACGACGTTGTAGGCCACGACCTCGTAACAAGCTCCGTCGTGGCGAATCACTTCCACCGTGGAGGTGACGCAACTAAAGTTGTATTTCTGATCGGTGTACATCTCACACCCCTCGCACAAACCACTTGAAACCGTAGCCACGCTGGGCGTCGGCGTGGTACTCGATCACCGCCGGCTCGCCGGCAATGTCGGTCATGGCCCGCGTGTAGTCGTCCAGTACAATTCGGCCAGCTTCGTACAGTTCGACCATGCCGGCTTTGAACTCAGCCAGCGACACGCGGCGGTCGGCCATGGCGACCTCGGAGAGCACCTGCCCGAGCGTCAACTGCTGCTCGACCTTCGTCCGGCCGGCGACCATCTGCAGAACCAGTTCTTTCCAGTTCGTCTTGGCCATCGTCGTCGCCTTTCGTTGGTATTTCGTGCTTGCCATGCCCTTATTATACAGTTATCGGCATAGTTGTCAAGTGTCTGGCAGAAAAAAATCCAAAATTTTTTGCGGGCCAGCTTGGCCGCATCACGTGGCAACCAACGCGTCACAGGAAGATGTTCCTGGCTTGCGGATCGGCGTCAGCGAAAATTGGGTGCACCTCCCTGGCAATTAAGCCGGCGTCGACGGCCGGATGTCTCAATCGCGGGTCGTCCAGAATTTCGCAGAACTCCGCGTAATTGGGGTGCCCTGGGTTCGAGAGGTTTCGCTCGCGAAACCAAGCGGTCGGCATGTGTGGCCACGGGGCCATCATCGTAAACTGAATCTGATCTGCCGCATGTTCGATGCACATCTCGGCGAACGGCACAATCTCGCGAAAGTTCTCTGCCTGTACCACCATGTTGTACTGCAGGTGCAGAATTTCGCCACGCCTCCGAATGTCCGCACAGAACCGCATCGCACGCTGCAGATCCTCCCATCGGCCCCCTCGCCGCAGTCGTTCGTAGGTGGGGCCCGTTGCGGCGTCGATCGAAAAGAAGATCAGCGTCACGCGGCAGTTGAGCGTGTGCCAGTATTGCGGAAGCAGTAGTCCGTTGGTGAATAGATGGATGTCCGGACCACCTTTCCCGACCGTCTGCAGCCAATGCCGATGTGACGGATTGGCAAACGGATCTCCCGAGTGCGAGAGCGATACGATTTGCACGCCACCGCCAAACCCGTCCAGCATCCATTCAATGACACGCCGCTTGTCTTCCTCGAATACGCGATGCGGCCGGCACGTCACGCAATGCAATTGACAAGTGGAGTTGTCAGCAATGGACAGGTTCTGCGGCGGCTTTCTCATGACGACGTCCTCGCCATCGCGTCGTTCGTCGCGCCGCCATTGCGGCCCGCGGGCAAGGTTCGGGCAGCCGGAGCAGAACCGCTTCCAGTCTTTATCCAAGACTGCCTGTCGCAATTCGATGAAGTTCTGGTGGTTCCAAATGTCCCACGGGTTCTGGTAGTGGTCGAGAACGAATCTCGAGCCGTCCACCCACGCCGCACAGCACGTCGAAAACCTGCCGGTCTGGACGTGCAAATGCGTGAACGGCACGGGGCAGAAATTCGCTTCACTCATCGGAGGCACCCTTCGTGCATGTCCAGCACCCGAAAGTGCCGCCGTCGCATTTCGCGGACGATGCTTTCGTCACTCTCTACGTAGAATGACACGTCCAGTTCACGACAGGCGTTTACCTTCCAGGCCGCCACACTCTGCAAATTGCGTTCGCTCGCCTTGCCGGGCCACATCACCAGTTCGCGGTACTGGGCCCCTTGCTGTTTCAACCACGCCTCGGTCACGGCCCGATATTTCTCCAGCCGAGCCGTCACGATGCCGGCCGCCCTGAAGCGGACGTTGCGTGGCACGTCCAGCGGCTGCACGCTCTGCAGGTGCTCAAGTTCTCGCGTGCCGCCGTCGTACACCTCGCGCTGGCCGTCTTTGCACAGCACGCCGTCCATGTCGAGTGCCGCCAACGTCACCTGTGGACCGTTGAAAAAGTTCCACTCGAACAGGTGCGGCGTCCCTTGCACATAATCGTAGAGTTGAGCCTTGTGTTCGTTCCCTGGTGAAACGAACACTGACACGAAGAACCACTCGTCCCGCAGCACGCCGTTTGCTTTCATCTGTGCCCACTGCGTGCCGCTGCCGATGGAGTCTTCCACGACCGCCAGCCGGCCGGCGGTTGGCTGCAATTCTAGCGCCCGGACGCCACCTCGGACAAACTCAATCTTGCCATCGACGATCGTGTAGAGCGGAAGATGGAGTCGCGTGGCGATGGTCGCCGCCGGAATCATGCCGGATCTTGGCACACCGACGATGCCGACCACGTCCTTGGGAATCTGTGGTGCCAGATCGTACGCCCGACGCGTCAGTTCTGCGGTCGTGTGCCATGGAATGATCACCGGCGTCCATTTGTCACGGGGACATTTACCCAACGTGTTGCGGATCGTCGCCCGAAACGTCTTGCTGCACCCCAGGTCAATCTGCTTGCAGCGGTCCGATGCCGACGGCATGAACTCCTTGCACTGATGGCACGCCTGCAGGCGGGCCTCGATCTCCCAGGCGGCTGCCCGGATCGGCTGGCCGGTGTCGACGGTGTCCACGCGAATCGGACCGCCACGTCGGCGAGATACCTCCGCCACCGCCCCGCAGCGGCAGAACACCCGCTTGGTTTTGACATCCAGGCTGAATCCGCACTTGTCGCAAGTCCACTTCATGGCTGCTGAATAATTGGTATTGGATTAGTAGCTGGTTGCAGTCACGATGAGGTTTTCCCAGTTGACGCACATATACCAACTCGGGTCGATTGGAAATGGCGATATTTGGTACTTTTCGACGAACGTCAGCTCTGCACCGCTTATTTCATCACACCTGACAGATGAGTCAAACTCTGCCTCATAAGACCCCCGAGCAAGCCCGTAGAACAGATTTCCATAAGTAGAAACTTCCACATCAACCGTTAGCTTCCATCCACCAGACTCCAGCTCCTCAATGGCCCAACCAACCTTGACATCAAAGCCGTAGTACAGCGGCCTGACTTCGCAAAACTCTTGGCTCACCCAGCCGCCGCACGATCCAGTGTGTCCAAAATAAGTTGGAGATCCTGACCCAAATGGAATAACATAAGTGCCATCAACGTCGGTGCAATCGCACAGAAAACCGTATGTCGTTTGCAGGCCAGACACCGACACGCTCAGGCCGCCGTTTGGGCCAATGTCGCCGGCACAACCGTCACACTCCGTTGGGGTGCATGCTTCACACGTTCCAGTATTGGACAAACCTATCGCCGAAAGAAACTTAACTGTACCGCCAACCGTCGATCCGGTTCCGAATCCGACGTGTCCTTCTCCGTTGACTGTGGTTGCCGTCGATAGCCAGATCGTCCCGATTCTGCACGAGAAGATGTCGATGCCATCCCTTTCGTGCATGCACACTTCCACGTAATACGTTGCATTCGGAAGTATGGCATCCGTGTAACTGTACCACCTGCTTGGCAACTCCAGTTCTTCCAGCAATCCTCCGGTTGAATACAGTTTGATCGAACCACCGTCGCCAGTCGTATTGGCACCGCAAGTGACGATGGCGTAGTGGCTCGTGCTCCCGTCGGAGTTGGCGTCGATTAGCAGCTTTGCTTCGTCGCCGGCCGTGTCGAACCGCACATGAAATACCGCGTAGTGATAGCCGAGCGGCGTTGGCTCGATGCAGTTGGAGTCGTCCTGCGGCACCTCGGACATCACCAAGGCACCGGAGTCTTCTGTCTCGAGGGACGGGATCGGCGAACCGGCGACCGCGTCCCACGAGCCGCTGACCTTGACCCAGCCGCAGCCCACGTCGGCAATGTCGGTGCCTGTCTGACAGTACCAGGGATTCACAAACGTGCACGTCGGCACTGTGTCTGGGCCCGGCTCGTAACACTCTGTCGTGACGGTGCTGTAGTTGTGCCGGTAGTAATAGAAGTGCGTGAATGCAACCGTGCCGTTGACAGCGTCACCCGTCCCCAGTCCCACTTTTGTGCCGGAGACGGTGCCGACGTTCTCGGAAAGCTGCACGCGACTGGGAAATCGCCCGTCGGAGGTGGCTGCCACCGCCCAGAACACGCCCGTCGTTTCGCTGTAGCCAGCCCACAACGCAATTCCATCGGTCGACTCGACACGAATCTGGGCCGCCTCCGCCAGTAGCGTCGTGTCGTTGTACAGCCGCAACGTCATGCACCCGTAACTGGTGACGCTGCTCGAGTGCAGGCCCAGCTCCAGTTCGGCGTACAACGTGTCGCACAGGACGATCCGGGCCTTGTCGCCAGGCGTCACGTAGTCCGACTCTTTGGAAAGGATCGTCAGCACGACGTGCTCGGCCACGGCATCCGGATGCTCTGTCTCGTAGCGGATGTAGGCGTTCGCATCCTGCGTGGTGAGGTAGCCGCCGTACTCTTCGATAATCGACCACGTTCCGCTTTGCACAGCCCAATCGCCGCCGATCGAAGCCCGCTCGAAATCGTCTTCGCCGATTAGGCAGTCGCGTTCGCAGTAGCACGGCCAGCACTGCTTTTGGTCCGGTTCGGCGTCGGTTGTGAACGTCAGAGTCGCACTGCCGGTCATACTCCCGGTGCCGGTGAGCGTACCGCTATCGGTCAGTGTGACTGTCGACGAACCGGTGATGTACCGCGAGCCGACGCCGCCTTCCGGATAGAGCCAGCCGGTCGTGTTGAGCGTGATCGTCACGGGCGAGCCGGACGAACTACTCATAAACCCGCGACCGCCGCTGCCGCCGGTCAGTGTGACGCTGGCCGTGACCGCCAACGACGACGAGCCGGTCATGGCCCCCGTGCCACGCATCGCCGTGCTGCTGGACGTAAAAGCCAGCGACGATGAGCCGGACAGCGAGCCCATGCTGAAAATGCCACAGAGTGCAGTCAGCCGAATCGTCGACGAACCGGTCATGTTGCCGGTGCCGGCCAGCGTCGGTTCGTTGGTCGTCAGCTCAAGGTACGTCTCGCCGACGGCCATCCGCTTGGCACGACCGGCCGCGTCCGCCGTGAGCGTCAGCGATGACGAGCCAGACAGCGCCCCGTCGCCGGTGAGCGTGCCACTGGCCGACAATTGTGCCGAAACCGTGCCGTTCGTGCCGTATCGCCGCCAACCGAACCCGGACGACGTGAGCGTGATGGTGAGGTTGCCACGGAGGCCACCACCGGCCCATGTGTCGCCGGTAACGGTCAGCTCGAGCGACGATGAGCCGTATAGCCGGCCTTTGCCGACGAGCGTGGCGTCGTACGGCAGCAATTCAATATAGATGTCTTCGCCGACGAGCTGGCCATCCGCCCGCATGCCACCGCTGCTGCTAAACGTCAGCGACGACGAGCCAGACATGCGGCCTTTTCCAGCTAAAGTGGCATCGTCGGTGGCAGAAAACTCGATGTAAACGTCTTCGCCAACAAGCCATCCGACAGCCCGCATGCCACCGCTGCTGCTAAGTGACAACGAGGACGAACCCGTCAGGCGGCCTTTGCCGCGTGCGGTTGCTTCGGAGTTCAGTTCGATGTAGCAGTCTTCACCAACCAGACTGCCGACACCGACCACTGTTGCCGAACCAAGCGACACCGCGAGGCTGCTCTCGCCGGTCAGTTCGCCGTAACCTTTGATGGTCGCCGACGATGTAAGTACAATTGTGCACGACCCGCTCATCTGGGCCGACGCCATGCACTGGCCGTCGATGTAGACTTCGAGCTGGTCGATGCCGCTGCAGAACGTCGGCTCGTCGCCGTTGTAGTCGAGAATGTAGCCGTCGAAGGTGAGCTGGCTGTTCTCGATCGGATCGTAGATCGTCGCCAGGTCGAACAGACCGTAGAACCTGGCACCGCCTAGTTCTGTTCGCTCGAGCGTGCCGTCTTCGATGCGGGCGACGGTCAGGTCCAAATCAAAACGGTCTTCGTCCTCGCCGTCGCCCGGAGTGATCGTCCACTCCATCTTCATCATGATGGAGTAGGTGCCGGAGGTGTAGCAAACCTCCCACTCGCCTTCGCCGTAGCAGGAGCCGGCCGGACTGGTGCGGGACGCGAAGTAGGTGCCGTCGTAGTCCGATACGCAGTCGCACAGCGAACCGTAGGCGTACTGAAAACCGCTGACCTGAATTGAGTAGCCGTCAGCCACGCACGCGCTCCTTCGTCGTCAGTGCTGTTACGGGCACTCCGTGATTACGATCAGCCAGTCGTCATCGTACCCGGAATACTTGGCCCAGCAGGCCGAGCCAGATGCACCAGAGAAGACGTAGAGCCCGGCTGTCTTGGTTTCCAGGTTGTGCAGCGTCACGCTCGTGTCGTCGTGATCCGGGCCAAATCCGTACTGGTTCGTGAGCGTCCCCGCTACCGTCGCTGATGCGGTGGTGTAGGCGGCATCGGCGGTCGCACGGGCCCAATCCTTCAGCGGATACTGCACCGTCGAAACGACGTACCACCGGCGACTCTGGCGATGCGGCATGACAATGACCCGCGTCCCAGACGGCAGCGAGCCGGAGTCTTCGCCCAGCAGCCAATCGTAGACCGTCACGCCGGTGATGGCACTCGCCTCCTCGGCCGTCGTGCCGTACTTCCAGATCGTCGCCGTAGCGGACGAGCCGGGACTCAACGTCGACGTGAGTTTTGCCATGTGCCAGTTGGCAACTGGAAAGACCCAGTGCCGACCGTTCGATTTGTCCCACCACAACGGCAGTCGCTCGCCAGCGAGGTGGATGCTGCCTTGAACCTCGGCAATGCGTGTCTGATCGGCGAACGAGCCCCACTCGAGAATCGGATCGTTGCCTTCGGACCATGTGCCGGTGGTGTAGATGCCGTGCCCGGTCTTCTGCTCCCTGTACCGGTTCACGTCGTCGTGCAGTTGCACCAACCGCAATTGCTGCTCGACTGCCTTTGGCGGACCGCCCACCTCGTCGTGCAGCCAGTTGATGGCGTCGACGAGTTGGTTGTAGTGGGATGCCGAAAGCTGATCGCCAGGTCGAACGCGACTGATTTTGGTTGGCTTGCTCATGTCGGTCCGCGGTTGGCGTTATGAATACTTGAAGATGTCGTTCAGATCCGCTTCGGGGATGATCTTGTTGCTGCCGGTCTTCGTGACGATGCGGTCCCAGGCCCCCGTCGAAGGATCGAGAAAATGATTCCAGCCGGCGGCGTCAGCATTCGTCCCGCCTTGACAGATGCGAGCCTGAAACGTCAGGCGGCATTCGTACGACACGCTGCCGTCGGTTTTCGCTTGCCGACCGGCGTTGAACCCGCTGAAGATCACGCGTTCGGCAGCATGCCCGAGAAACGTCGACGAATTGCACTTGCCGACGTAGGTATACCACGTACTGAGCGGCGGGTTCGGGACGTTGTGCCACGTCAGATCGTGGTTGATCATTGTAATCGGAAAGCCAGGGAGCACGTCTTCATGGACGGCAGCGCCGCCAGTGCTCCACTTCAGCCCCGACAGTGCATGGGTCATGTACTGCTGCTGGACGCTGATGTCGTGGCTCATCCACGTCGTCGGATCGTCCGGATTGCTATCGGGATTCGACTGCTCATCGTAATCGACCGTGCCGTACTCCAGCGTTATGTCTGCCCCGCTGCCGCACACGGCCCGGTTATACGAATCCGTCCCGCTGATGTTGTTGGCGTCAAACGGCTCGACCTTCACGCTGCGGAGAATCAACGCCGACCGACCGGGAAATGTAGATTGCCCAGGCCGGTACGGATTGTCGCCGGTGGGGACGCCGCCGGGAAACAGGTCGTCGATGTACTCGTCGACGTCGGCCCAATCGTAGAGCCGCAGCCGCCGCGTGGCTGTGATGCCGCGCTCGCTGATGTCGTAGGTCGGTGCTTGCAGTTCCTCGAGGTCGTAAGCCATTGTGCATCCCTGCCGTCCGCTGCGAGTATGTTACGGTGCAAACCCGAACTTCAAATTGCCGATCGCCGTCTTGATGCCTGTTAGCAGGTCCGGCATCACCTTCGTTGTCGCCACCGCCGTATCCGCCGTGTTTTTTTCGATGTCCGCCTGCAGTTTCTCTTGGTTTTTCTCCATGAGCTTCTGCTGCATGCTGGTAAGGAAACTGGTCACGTCGGACAGTTCGCCGCCTTGGTCGCGTGCCTTCTTCCCTTTCTGGTACTCCTGAATCATGCCGTCGACGACGTTGCCGCCCATTTCCACGAAGCCGGCACCAAGTCCTTTCAGCCAGGACAAACCTCCGGCGGCGGCACCTGCCACGGCAGATTGAGCCGCCGAGATGTCTCCACCTGCCGCCGCGGCTGGCGTAGAGAATTTCGCCCGGTAGGCATCCATCGCTATGATGCTTTCCAGTTGTGCTTTCAGTTCTTCCACCTTCTGCTGGTATCTTCGTACTGTCTGGATTGCCAATGCTGCCGATTCGCTTTGCTCGTCTGCTGCCAACTTCCTCGCATGTGCCTTTTGAGCGACAATCTCTTTTTCCAACTCTGCGATATTTGCCGAAACAGTTTCCTGTGTGGACTCTCCGCGAAGCCGCTGCTGTTCGTTTTTGGCGAGGATGGCTAGGACGTCACGGGTGTTCTTTTTTGTGACGTTTCCAGCCGCAATCGCATCGTTGGCCCGCGTGACGGCATTCTCGAATCCCAGCAACCTGGCCGTGCCCTCGGCGATCGAATCGAACCACGTTTGGCCGGTCATTTGTGCGTGAACAAATGCAGCAGCCAAGGCTGTAACTCCCAGCACAAGCACACCGGCTGGCGAAAACAGCAGCGCCAATCCAGATGTCCCCATCGCAGCGCCAAGCAATGTAAACGTCACCTTTAATACTTTCAGGGCCGCAACGATGCCAAGTATCTTGGGAGCCATTCCGACCAGCCACGGCATCAAATCCTTCTTTACTGAAATTCGATCCGCCAGCCGCTCGAACCACGCCGAAATTTCCACCAGCGCCGGTTTGAGTGCCTCTCCGATATTGTTCGCAACTTCGCTGACGCTGCCTTTGAGTTGCTCGAACTTACCCCACAACGTGTTCATCTGGATTGCAGCAATCATAGCCGCACGTCCTGCCGAACCAAATAAAGCTGCCATCTTCGTGCGGATCACGTCGCCGCCAGCCGACATGAGTTCGATCAGCCCGGACAGTGCCCGCGTCTCGGCAATGTGCCCCAGTGCCGCGTTGCGTTGCTCCTCGGTCATCCCAGCCGTCGCCCGGTTCAACTGGTCGATGATGGAACTCATTGGCATGAATTTTCCGGCCGAGTCGTAAACACTCACGCCTAATCCATCAAGTGCCTTTTTCGCTTCCTTCGTCGGTGATCGCAGATTCACAAACAACTGCCGAAGCGATGTACCTGCCATACTGGCCTGAATGCCAGCGTCCGAGAGAATCTGAATCATGGCTGTCGTCTCTTCCAGCGAAGAGTTCGACGAAGCCGCCACCGGACCCACGTACTTGAATGCTTCCCCTAGCATCTGCAGATCGGTATTGCTGGTCGTGAACGCCTGAGCCATCACGTCCACCACACGCCCCACTTCCTCTGCAGGAATCTTCATGCCCTTCATAATCTTGCTGACGATGTCGGCCGACGTGGCCATGTCCAACTGCCCGGCAGCAGCTAGGTTTAATGTGCCAGGCATGGCTTTCATAATCTCATCGACCTTCAAGCCGTTCTGGGCGAAGTATCCCATCGCGTTGGCGGCATCTTGGGACGAAAACACCGTCTCCTTACCGAGCTTGCGGGCCTGAGCCGAAAGCGCCTCGAACTGCGGTACAGATGCACCGGTGATCGCCTTCACGCGGGCCATCGACTGTTCAAAGTCGCCGAATTGCTTGACAGACGCTCCGAGTGCAAAAGCCCCACCACCCACGCCCGCCATCGCAGCCCATGGCGTGGCAATCGCCCGTAGACTCGTCCCCATGCGGCCGATCTCGGCTGTTACTGCCGACACCCGCGACTTCAGGCCGTCGAACAGTTTTGTGCCGACCGCTTTATTCCCATCGCCAGCCAGTCGTGACATTTCCTGCTTAAACGCTGACCGGGCGGCTGTCATCGACTTGGCAAATGCCGTCGACACGAGAATGTCGACATAGGCGGTCGCGATCGAGTTACCGGAAGTCGGCATGAACGGGCCCTTTCGTCACCTCGCGGAGTTTTTTCTGCTCGCGTTCCCACTGCTCACGGGACACCCGCCGACCGCGGACGTTGGCCGCCTCGATGTACAACTCACGGAAGGTGTACATCGTCAACTCGCCCACGTCGGACGGCGTCAGCCCCATGTACGCCTCGCACAATTGCCGTACGGCGTACTTCCAGTTGAACCGCTTGCGTTTCGCAGGTTGTGCCTCGTCGTCGTCTACGGCGGTTGTGCGAAGCCAGTCGCGTTCTGAGGCTTCCGTCAGCCCATTGATCGTGGCTTGCGTCACCAGCAGCCGCTCGAACTCGTCGTCCGGCAATGCGTGAACATATTCATCCGCTTCGTCGAATTTCGCTGGCTGATGCCGACTTAGCATCAACCACAACGCCAGTGCCGACCCCGTTCGCGTCTCGAGGTATCGCTGCATACTGTCCGGGTCGATATAGTTCGGCAGCCGCCGCTCTTCCTCTACGGCTGCCTCGACAAGTGATCCGACCACTTCCACTGGTATCCCGAGCAGACTCTTGCGAACGGCCATCAGCGGCGACGGACGCTGTGCCAGGAGGTAGTTCTCAATCGTGCCGTAATCCACCAACCGCAACGGCGACAGAAGTCGCAGTTGACCGCCGATGCGAATCGGCAGCGGTGCAGCCACGGCACGGCACAAACCATCCATCGGTCAACTCCGCACGAGCCCGTCGCGTTGAGCCAGCATCTGCATGAACTCCTCCTCAGTGGCGCTTTCCACGATTGCATCAATCTCGGATAACGCTACGTCAGGATGGTTCTTCCGGACCATCAGCCAGAACATCATCGCCGCACCCTCGCGTGTGTCGAGAGCCGCCGCGAAATCGGCATCCGTGATCGCCGTCGGCATGGACGACTCGCGGGCCAACGCATCCCGCAGCAAGGCGAGCTGCTGGTCTGGCGTCAGGCCGTCCAGTTTCGCCTTGGCAATGTCCAGCGGCGACCGGCGGTGCTTGAGAATGAACTCCTCCATCTGCCGTACGCCATCACGGCCCGGAGGCAGGAGGTAGTACGTCCGTCCACCTAGCTCCATCGGATAGCCAGGCGGCGGCTTCCGTTCATCGAGCCGCTCGCGAGCCTTCTCGAGCGACTTTCGCTGTCGCGTCTTTGCGTGCTGTTGTTCGGTCACGGCAGATTCCTTTACGCCGGTACGTCGGTCCAAGCACCGTTGGTGGTCGCCTCCACCGATACGGTCGGCGGCTCGCCTTCCTCGATGTTCACGTCGTCCGACATCGAATCGATGATGATTGGCACGCTGTAGTACTTCGTCGCATTGCGGTACAACAGCAGCGTCAACGAGTCACCCTCGTTGATCTCGCTTTCCGGCGGGTCCGCTGGATCGACGACCATCTCGAACGACACTGTGCCCGAAAACTGACCAGGCACCGTCTTCTGGTAGCCCGACGTGCTGGACGTGGTGTATGCTTTCACGTTGCCGCTGCGGTCGAACTTCCAATTTTTGATTTCGCGGAGCGACGACGCCCCGATCATGATCTTCCCGAGCTTTCCACTTTCGACAGTCATTGTCGCTGCTCCTCCTGACTATGGTTTTGTCGACTTGCTGATTGGATTGGCGGATTACGATGGCTTCGTCCAGGTGCCGTGTGTGGACGCCTCGACGCTGACGGTTGGCGGTTCGCCTTCTTCAATGTTCACGTCGTCCGACATGGACTCGATGCGGCACGGCACGGTCCAGTATTTCGAGGCGTTGCGATAGAGTTTGAGCGTCACCAGATCGCCGACGTTCAGGATGCTGTTGATCGACGTGGACTGGTCGATCACCGCCTCGAACGACACAGTACCAGACTTGTTCGCCGCCACTGCCTTTTGGTAGCCCGCCGTGCTTGAGCTGGCGTAAGTCTTCACGTTGGACGACCGATCGAACTTCCAGTTTTTGATGTCCGTGACATCGCTGGAGCCGATCACAATTTTGCCCGTTTTGCCACTTTCAACAGCCATTGCGAATCCTTTCTCTGTATGAAAAGCGGCGGCCCCCGGCACAAAGTGGTGGTTGGTGGCCTGGGGGCAGTCGCCGCAAATTTAGTCTGTGCCGACGATGATCACGTCCACGTCGACATTTGCCACGCCTCCGCCGTTGAGTTGAATCTGCAGTTTGTCTGCCGTGCCGGCCGACACGGTCCAGCCGTCCATCGGAGCGGTGGCACAGAACATGCCGCCGCTTGGGAGCACGATCTTGGCGTCGATGTCGCTGTTGAACATGGCGTCCCAAGCGTCCGCCGCCCCGCTGCCGCCGATGTGGATGTATTCGCCGGCCGTCGGCGTCCACGTTTCGTGCGAGGCGTCCGGCACACCTTTGTTGATGATGATGAGCTGCCGGATCTTGGTGAACGTCAGCGTCTCGCCGAAGACATTGGTCAGCGACCCAGCCAGGTCCAGCGTGGCGGTGGCTGCCGCCGGCGTGAGGTACAGCCGGTCGTGGTGCATGTCGCTGGCTTGGTTGTCGCTGGTGCCGTTCGTCAGGGCCTGCCGCTCTTTGTAGCTCTGCGAGTCGGTGATCGTCGAAATATCGACGACGTTGTCAAACTGCCAGGCCAGTTTCAGTTCTGCGGTGATCACAAGCGAGGTGGCCATGCCGGGACTCCCTTCGCATCAGCAGGCGTTAGTCGAGGTACACATCCAGGTCGCCAGCAGCGAACTCAGGCGTAATACCTGTGGACACAGCCAAACTGCTGCCGAGCGAACCAAAGAACAGCATGTTGCCGCCGCTGGAGGCATCGCAAACGGCAAAGTGCGTGACGGTGGAACTTCCAGCAGAGCAGGCACCAAACGTCAAGGCACCTGCGTTCTGCGTGTGTCCGCTGCTGGCAGCCTCCCAGTCTGACCCGGACGTACTCTTGCGAGCATAGCCCGTATAGTTCGCCTCCACGATCGTCGAGCCTGTACTGGCGTCTGTCGGTGCCGTCGTGCACAGTGCAATGTACGCCGTCGGCATGCTGTAGCTCGTCTTTCCAACGATGTGATCGAGTAGCTTGTTTTCGAGATAATCGGAAGCGCCTGCCATGTTGTTTCATCCTCCTTGCGGGACACAATTGCCACCCGCCAACAAAAAAACCGACTTCGAGCACATCGGGCCCGAAGTCGGCTCTCGTTTCTACCTGAACGGCGTGTGGAGATACCTACTTTTTCGGCGGCACCGGGCGAAACATCTTGCGAGCTTCGCCCTGCATGCTGTTCTCCTGAATTATCCCGTCTGCAACCGTAAACGTCAACTCGACGGTGGCGAAGGTGCCACGGTGCGTTACCTCGGTAATCAGCCTATCCAAGAGCTGATGCACCTCGTTGATGTTTCTGGCGTTGGTAAGGTTGCCGGTCGTGCCACCACTCACGCCGCCTCCTTAGCGTTTAACTCGGGCTGTAATCGACGGCCAAGCGTTGAAGAATTTTGTAGTCAAGCCTGCCTGCCCACACGCGATCCCGCGAGTCCTGAGTGATATTATCCTTGATCCTTCGCACTTCTATGACGTAGCCATACAAGTCACTGAGCGACAGGGTCGCAAAATTGTAGGCCCCATCGAGCACCTCCATTAACGAACCGACGGCACTTACCGGATCGGTGTCTTCCACCTCCTGGTAATACACTGACATTTGAATCAAGTATTCCCTAAACTCACTCGAACTTGTCCAGCTAACAGGCGAGCCGCCAGAGGAAAGGAATCGCACGAAAGGATATTCTGCACCTGCTGGAGCTGTAATGTACCAAAGACCTCCTGGGAAATATGTGTCAAGCGATTTCTCTACCCAGCGAGATGCGATTGCTTCGTAAATCCGACTTGACATGGCAAGAAAACCTCTCAATAGGTACGTACTTCCGACAAGCTCGTACTGCAACAGCTAAAACTTAAGCATTGACTGTGCATTGCCTGACGGTTTCGCCATTTCATATAATTTCATTGAACCTTTTTTCCCAGACAGAATCATTTGTATTACCCCACCCATTTCTGACACGGAAGTTTTTAGGTATGGCCTTTGTTCAACGTGTTCAGTTCCGGTTTCTAGCCCTAGTGCATACTCAACAGGTAATCTTCCATCGGCGTTAGCCCCAACCCTAACACCAATCTGCCCTTTTTCACGAATAAGAATCCAACTAAGCGATGCTCGCAACCTTCCTGTGTCAACATGCGGCGGATTGTATGGCCTGGATGGCCCAGAGTCCTGCGTGAATCCTTGGGAAATCTTTGAATAGATATATCGTGTTAATTGAGCACCAATGCTAGATAGCCTTGGAAACATAGCCTTGTCGACCTGTCGCTTTAACTTTGTTACATCAAGTTGCCTTACAATTTTGACATTAACTCTTGGCTTTGGGAATGAAATCTCTTTTCCTGAGAACTTCCGTTGGCCGCCAGAATAGCCAAGCGTAGTCGTAAACCCTTTCATCGCTCACTCCTCAATCAGTTCACCCGGATCGTGGCACAAGGGCGGCAGCCAAGGCGGAATGTCGCCCAGCCCGGCCCGCCGCCGCCGCTCCGTCTCCGTCCATTCGCCACGAATCCGCTGCGTTTCTTTTTCAATGATAGCACTTACGATCCGCTGCGACTCGTCGTTTTCGTCGCAGGTCGCCAAGGCGTAATGTTCCAGCGACGATAACTTCATCCCACGCCGCCGACAGTATGTTTTGGTCCTTCGTACCGCGTTGAAAATTACCGTGCAACAGTAGCAGCGTTTTGATTTCGTAGGACGGCCGCAGTCGAGGCATTCGTGCTGTCGACCGTTGCTGTTGGCGTGAGCCATCAGCCAGCATCCTTCACCGTGTTGCAGTAGACTTTCCACATCCGATCCATTTCGTGTGGATTGTACGCCGCCACGACCTTCAGCTTGAGAGCCGTGCCATCCGTGTCGGTGTAGCCGATGTAGTCTTTCGTGGTGACGCTCGGATTCTCCGTGAAGTAGAACCGGTAGTCGGCGATTATATCGTCTTTGGCCACTTCCATCCCGTAAGTCGGCTTGAGTGGCCGGGCCCGACAACGCAAGCCGCTCGTGCGAGTCGTCCACGAAATCACCTGCCCGCCAGACGCTCCTCGCGTGACGTTTCGCCGGAGGATGTCGCAGGTGTGAATCATCAACGAGGACAGCGTCATCCGATCGCCCTCCGACGAAATGGCTTGAGCAGCATCTTGGCATCCATCGGCAGGTTGACAATCGACGACTCCATTTCGTTGGCGGAATACTGCACGAAGTAGTCGTCGATCTTCTCGCTGATAATCCGCCCGCCACCGCTTTCGTTCTGCTGAGCTGCCCGGCTGTACGTTTCGGAGATGGTCTTGAGCACCGCCAATTTGATATCGCTGGCGTCCAGCCGCGGGTCGTCCACGTCGCCATCCAACTCGTCGGCCGTCCAGCCGGCGGTGTAGACGACTTTCAAGCTGCCGGGGATGGCGGCCCAGGTGCTGGAGATTCGCACGACGTGCCCGAACCACGATAGCCCGCTCTGATCGACCGCCAGATAGTAGTCCGAGCCTGACGTGAGTAGGTCGTCCGAGCCAAACGCACCGGCCGCCGAGCCGGCGTAGGCGTACTCGTCCTCGTGGATGGTGGTGATAGACCGCACCGGATACTCCGGCAGCCGCAGCACCTCGCCAAGGTCCGGCTTGCCAATGCACTGGCCTGGCGAAGGCAGAAAGTGCGTGTAGGTGGCCTGGACGATGTTGGTGCCGACGTAACGTCGGATGGATCGTTCCGTAAGCCGCTGGATCAGCTCCAGCCGAGCCACGACGGACGAATCTGTCTCCGTCTCTTTGGACATGTAGGACAGCACTTCGTCCATGCTGGTGATTGACGCGATTGCCACCGCTTGCCTCCTTGCCTCGCGTCGTTACGACGCGGCCTCCACGATCGCCTTGGCTGGTGCCACTCGAAACGCATCCTCTTCCGCCGCCTTGCCGTTGCCGGTGGACCACCAGCGGTAATACCACACGCCCGCCGAGTCGGCGTCCACGTTCATGGTGTAGATGCCGGTGGATGACTTGTTGATTTCGGCATCCAGGCCGTACTCGTACGTGGTGGCCGTGCCATCCGGCTCGCGAATGGTGCAATAGACCTTAGTTGGGTCGATCGCCGCATCATCGTCCAGCGGATCAGTGAACGTGCCGGTCAGTTGCACCACATCGCCCAGGTCGTATGCGTTAGCCATTGGGGTCACTCATATCGGTGGAGGAAACCGCCCAGCGTCGGACGTCCGCCAACGCGACGGACCAGCGAGCCGTATCGGCGATCGCCACGTAGCCCATTGTGACGGGCCCACGCAGGCGGACGTTGTCGCTGCTGTGCCGGTGAACCGAATCGGCAATCACCATCGCCGCGATGGAGGCCAGCGTCAGGTTGTCCGAGGCGTGTGCGTGAACCGAATCGTCGATAACGAGAATCGTGCCGGACGATAGCGTGAGGTTGTCGCTGGCGTGGGTATGAACACTGTCGTTGACGGATAAGGAGAACGTCTCGGTCAGCGTGAGATTGTCGCTGGCGTGAGCGTGAGCACTGTCTTGAACCGCCAGAGTGCTGACGGTGGTCAGCGTCAGGTTGTCGCTGGCATGGGCGTGCAGCGAATCGTCAATGACCAGCGTCGTGCCGGACGTCAGCGTGAGGTTGTCCGAACCGTGCGTATGCACGGAGTCCTGAACCGTCAGCGTTGAAACGGACGTCAGCGTGACGTTATCGGAGCCGTGTGCGTGGACGGAATCTTGGATCGCCAGCGCGTTGGCGACGGAGCCGCCGCCGCCGAGCCAGTACGCCAGAAATGACCTGAATCCGCCAGCCATCGCACTCCCTTGCCGTCGTTACGAAGAGGCTGGATCGCTGCCGGTCACGGGATCGGCTGCAGCGTTGGTCGTAACTTCTGCCGTCCACGACGGCGTAGAGTCGTCTTCTTTCGTGACCGTGAGCGTCGTGCTGCTGATGGACCACTTGTTGCGCAGGAACCGCAGAGCCTGCCGCACGGTACGCACGGTGGCAGAGCCGGAGTCGGTCCCGGTCGACATATCGCGATTGAGGATCGCATCGGCGATTTCCGTCCCGGCGTCGGCTGCCAAAGCGTCGGCGTCGATGGCTCCGGTGGCGATCTTGTCGGCGGTGATAGCGTTCGAGGCAATCGCTCCGGCGTCGATGGCATTGTCGGCTATGGCATCCGCGTCGATCGCTCCCGTGGCGATGGCCGCGGCATTGATCGCCCCGGCTGCAAACGAGCCTGACGTGATGCCGCCGGTGGCAACGCTGCCAACAGAGCCTGTGACATTTCCGCCGACGTTGCCAGTCACGGAACCGACAGCACCAGTTACACTCCCAACAGCACCTGTCACGCTGCCAACGGACCCAGTCACGCTACCAACCGATCCACTCAAGTTTCCGGTGATATTGGCCGTTTGGTTGCCAAGCCCAGTCGTCGCAGTCAGGCTGTATCCAGTTTTGCTGGCCGTGGCAACAACCACGCCATCAGTTCCGGTATCTGCGAGAATTGCCGGGATGCTCGTCACAGCGGCGGTGTTGAGCGAACTGGCGTCAATACGTGTCGCGTCGTCGACGATGTACGAAAGAATCTCCGCATCCACATCCGCGGCGAAGGTTGCCGCGTCGATGGCCCCGTTGGCAATGGCGGCCGCGTCGATCGCACCGGCCGCGAACGAAGCTGCGACAATGCCTCCGGTAGCGACACTTCCGACAGAGCCCGTCACATTTCCGCTCACGCTGCCAACGGACCCACTCAAGTTTCCGGTGATATTCGCCGTCTGATTGCCCAATCCGGTCGTGGCAGTCAGGCTGTAGCCGGTTTTCGAGGCAGCCGCCACCACTACCCCGTCCGTTCCCGTATCGACCAAGATGGAATCCACAACCGTATCGACCGTGTCGATCAACGTCTTGAGTGCCGAATTGCCATACGTGCCACTGTTGACAATGGCGTACGAGTCGCCGGTCTGGGCGGTGCTCGTGGAGGCGGTTCCGACGCTGGCTAGGACCGTAACGCCTGCGGAACAGGTGATGCTCTGGGTCTTGATCGTATCGAGGTCCGTCTTGAGCCGTACCGTCCCGCCCGCGTACCCGGTGCCGTCGAACATCGCCTTGAGGTTCGTGACCGAGGTGGAGTCGTCGAAGAAGTCCTCTAGGGCGTCGGCTGCGGCGGTGTCGCCGCTGATCGCACCCACGTCCACAGTCCCTGCAACCGCCGTCGCACTCGTCACCACCGTCGCGCAAGCGGGAATGCAGCCCGTCTTGTACGCGATGACCGTGAAGCTCGTATAGTTCGTCTCGCCCTGTGTCGGAGTGTAGTGAACGATACCTTCCTCGTAGGCGGTCGTACCAGAACCGGCGGATGCCGCTTCGCCTTGCGGTCGCACCTTAATCGACACACCACTTGCCTGCACTGCACCGTCACTGATCTGCACGACAGGACCAATGGCGATCCGTTCGGGAGAAGCCGCATTGCGTGGATACATCTAAAGAACTCCTCCACCAATGGTTTGTTGTCGGCGTGCCGCCCATGCGGCCAGAAATGTTGGAGTGGCCCCACCCGTTTCGATCCCCCAGAACCGCCTGCGTGGCGGGACGATCAGTCCGGAGAGCATCAC